ATCATTAACACACGTGGGTAGTGTGTGTCCTTCAGCGAAGAACTTCTCTTTCATGTTGTTCATTTTGATACCCATTTTGGGACGACTCAGTTATTATAGTAGATTTTAGTAGTTGTGATGCACATGTGTTACAGTTCGTAATCTGTACACCACCACCACTATCAGATATCTCCTAGTCCTATAATTGGACCCCAAGTTCCACGATCACCTTCCTTTCGTGTCTCTACTTGTTCTAGAATATCATGTACTTGAATAAGATTATCAATATCATGAAGCATTTTACCAATGTGCATGTTAATAAAGGGTTTTTCAGTACGCGCAGCGAATGCTAACGCATTCCGCAGATCCTCTTGTGCCTCGCGCAATGATGATTCAACTTGTTCTGTTAGTGCCATAGTATTATTTGAACTCCGTATATTATACCATACTTTTGTAGTCTTCAACCATTTCTATAATATTTGTTGCAATACTATTAGCAGATTCATCATCCCAATCATCAGCATCTAAAGATTGACCCATAGAATATACTTCATATAATTTTTGATTGATAGAATCCACTAATATATCATAGTTTGTCATTATTTTATACCTTAACGTTTGTTTCTGTCAGATTGTACTCTGTTAGAACTTTATTTAATTTATAAAAAAGTTTATCGTAACGTCTTTTTCTCATCATAACAGTCCATCCATGCACACGCAAAAATGCTTGAACAACAGGATCAGTTATAATAAGATACAAAACTATCTCTGATAACTCAATCGTTACTAACATCGAACTCTCCTTTCTTACTATCTAGGTATTTAAGTATTTCTTCACGCCATTCCATCAATTCATAGTAACATTCTTGATTATGAGCACAAGAACGTAACCTATTATCTGGTTTCAAAACAGATTCAATAAACAACGTGAGTGCATCACGCCTTTTAATAGTTTTAGAGTCCATGTGTGATTTTATTTAATAAGTTCAAGAGTTGATTTAATATAATTCATATCAATGTGTTCTGGTTCAATGGGTTTAAACCCAATCTTTCTCAACTGACGCCATGTTTTAGGGTTATCATGTGGTTGTTGTGCTTTATAGAACACTTCCAAAACAGCAGCATCCTTAACAGTTAAAGTATGACGTGATGGTAATGATCCATGTACCATAAAATCCTTGCGAATGCTATTAGTATACACTATACAGTCAACCCCACACAATATATTGTGACAGTTCTTAAACCGTCTCTACTGCTGCTTTGGTATAATTATGTGATAATGGAGCATTCGGATTGAATTCAATTCGATTCATTACCCAACCACCAGTAGGAGGTTTGATATCATCTTCAATATTAACAAATTCTTCATACTTAATAACATCACAAATTATATCTACAAGTTCACCATCTTCAAATATATACTCAAGATCAAATGCGAAATCTTTATTAATATCTTCCCACAATTCTGTGAGAATATATGAAGATTGCTCATCAGTTAATAGATCATACTGTCTACATCCAAATATATGTTTATTTGCAATTTGTTGACGTGATACTTTCAATTTATTCATACTATTAACGTCTAATCCACCACCTGCTCCCTTAAGTCCTCTTAATTGTTTTTCATCAGTAGCAGTATCATTAATCGAAGTAAATCTTGAATAAAAAGTTTTTGGATATTCCAATAATGTTTTGAAACTACACTTAGTACCTTGATATAAATTCATCGCACCAAGCATCCATTCACAATTTCTATTACTATAATCAACCAATCGTTGTAACAATGTATTATTATATGATGAAACATCATAAGTTTTATCTATAAAATACAATCCTAATGCTTCGGCATTACTATTAAGAGGCATTCCTAATAGTCTAGCAGAACCAAGATCTGTTTTTGCAATAACTTCATGCATCTTTTGCCAAACTGATTCTAAATGTTCACTATTAGTTTCTCTCCGAAAATGACCTGCTTCCTTTTTAATAGACGTATATGCTAGATTAAATTTAGAATCAAAGGAATTGATAGCATTTCCAGAATGATGCAACCCCAACAGTTTCTTCTCATCTTTAATCGTATCTCTATTTTTCCAGAAATACCCAAAATTAAATATTTTACTTAAATTGACTTTTTGTGTTAATGTAAGATTATGAGGTGCATATCTTTCATCAACTAATGGTGTATACAACCATGGCATTTCTGAATAAGTGCCAATATGCTCCTTTCGCAACAAGCTATATCTTTCTGTTACGTTATAATTGTCTGTAAATATCATTCGTTTGATAAGATAACTTGTCCTAAAGCATTATATACTGCATAAAATACATACACTTCCTTCTCAACAGAAGCTTGATCAGGTGGGAATGCTTCTTCCAAGAAATCCATCACATCATCTATTGTATAACCAGTGGTAGGATCATCTGAAAGATTATCTAACTCAATAACATTAAACTCTCCTGTGTGCATTGATGTCCACACATCCAATGGTATGATCTCTTTATAAAGATCCATAGAAGCATTAATTTTAACTGTATCTGTGCTATTATTCCACCCGTATGCACGTAGAAATACCATTGGTTTGCTAAGTGCTTTAGCATACCTACCAATAGTTGTTTCTAAATCATATATTTGAAAGTCGAAATTTTCCATGTCTTTATTTTAAAGTTAATTTCCAAGCTATGGTTACTCTTAGTCCAGGATATTGTCTTGAGATTGGTCCAGAAGTATGATAACAATCACCATGATGAAGAACTCCTTTATTTGGTTCAGGATATACACTGTATAATTCAGTTTCACTTATTTGATATGATGTATACCCACCCCATTCCTTTTTCCATTTAGGCATTGCATATAAAAGAAATGTCATTGAGTTTGAATTATAATCATCTAAATGAAATGTACCATCTAAACCATATGTATGACCATTTGCATACACATGATCAAGAGTATACTTATTATCAGTAACTCTCTCTATTTTATTTAGAAGATGAACAGCGAAGAACTCATCATCTTGTAACTCAACCTTCCAAAATGGTGTGCATAACCTAAAGCGGGGATCTTCCTTTGGATATGTCGTATGACCGAACTCCCACACTGGACCAGATACTTTCTTTAATATAGTTTTGAAGTCATCAACATTAAATACATGATCATAAGTAGTCACAGGTGTGATTATAGATTTATCCATATTCCCTCATTAAATTAATTCTAAACTGTTCTAGTGTCATTAAATCGTTATTAGATATATCCATTTCATTAAGAGATAGTCCATAATTAATAACGTAATTACGTATGAATGTATTACTGATCATACTCTCCAACCATCCAACAACTACCTTCCGATCACCTTTAGTAACTGGATTAACTTTATGCCACAATCCAGTGTCATATATTATAGCATCACCTGTCTTAGGTTTGTGTACTGTTTCATGTCCACCTACCTTAACAACCAATTCACCACCTTCATAATCATCATTAAGAAATACTGTCATACTCAGATGAGCATTAACACCACCAATTGGATAATTATCAATGTGATAGTTATAATAATCTCCAGTATTATACCACAAGAAGTACAATTGTGACAAACATTTCGTTGCAAAGATACTTCCTATCTTCTCGTTAGTAATAATATACTGTGAGTATTCACGTGCAATTAAATCATAAGGTGAAGTAAACTTCATCATTGTATTATTTTTCATTTCAACGTCTGGATTACTATTGATACCAGACATGAAATTATTAGCAGTAAATTGTTTAGTTGCTTTATTGATTAATGTTTGATCTATTAAATTAGAAACCCGCCATATCATTAATTTCTTCCTCAGTATACATGGTAGTGTAATCAACACCACCCTCAATAATTTCTTCAACACGCATCAACTTCATTATATCTTGTACCTTTTGGTTAACAATTCTTCTACTATCAACATATCGTTGACGCAATTCACCAATATTGATTAGTTTAGACTCCATAAGGTCTCGTGATGATTCTGTTTCACGTTCTACCCACTGTGTATCATCACCTTCCTTTAAATATTCAACATCCAAACCATCAGAATCCTTACCATCAGGATATTTTGTAAAGAATATCTTTGGATCAACAGGCCACTTCATTGTACTAATAGATTTAAAGAAATCAAGTGGAGTTGCATACTCTGTAGGATCTTTTGGAACCAATTTCCTTAATTCTGCTCTATACTTCTTCCACATATCCTTTTCACCAACATAACTATCCTCAACATCAGGTAATATTCTCCAATCAGTAACTGCCAACAACGCTTGCTTCTCAGTTAATCTTTTATTGTAAGTATGATCAAAGAACATATATTCTTTGTCAACTTCACTGAGAGTACTACTAATCTCTATAGATCTAACAACAGTTTGAGCTTCAATTAAACTAAGAATGTCTTCTACTAATTTATCAGCATCTTCCTGAGTAGCACCTTTATATTCATATGCAGTACTTGTAGATACTTTTGTTACATGATCATACTTTGGTTTCCTTCGTTGACAATAATATGTCCCATTATCATAGATCTGAATATATTGTAGTTGATCTGTATCTGTGTGCCATACTTCACCAACAACTTCACTAAGAAACCTATCTTTCAAAGTCTTTTTTATATCATATGCTTGAATTTTAGTTCTTTTCTCTCCAGTAACTGGATCATCAGGGAGATTAATGATACCATCATATTTAGATACGTATCCTACTAAGAAGTCAACTTCCATATAAAGTTTTCTTTCAGGTGCAATAGTGGCCATTTAATGAGTCCCCGATTTAATATACCAACCAGTCAATATATATTTATCTTTATCACTCAATACTAAATTACCTCTATGTACATGTGTATAACCTGCTGGAAACATTACAACTGTACCTACTGTTGGTTTTAACCTTTTACGTTGATATTGGAATTCAGTTTCTCCACCCTCCTCAACATCATTCAAATATATTATCCACGTAACTTCACGTTGTGACATATGATATGATGCATCTTCATGATGCCATAAATGATAACCACCACCTGGTGGTGTTTTTTGAAACTTTTGATCTGTTGAAACAAATCCTAACTTTTGTAATTGTGTAAACTCACTAATATAATGATACAAACATGACTTTAAAAATTGATTAACTTGAGTAACCCAAGTAGAATCAGTATAATTCAATAAAAAAGCACTGTCCTCTCTGTATTGTCTACCACCATACATTTCAGAACCATCCATAAGTTCTGGTCCACCCCTAGATGTTCCTGGTGGAGACAAATCTTTATCTAATGGTGTAACAATATGAGAGAGATCACCATTAAGTATACTATCACCATACTTAATTAAGTTATCACAAAATGATTTAGGTATAAAGTTTGGCCAAACACCAATGAAATCATCAAAACTGGATTTGGTTATTCTACTATCTTTCATCAACTCTAGTGGTCGATAAGGAGTTAGTTCTTTTCTTTGTGAGACCATAATTAAAATGCTTTAATAATATATTTTACTTTGTGAAATTGTGGTACTAGTTCAACGGTTCTATTTGGTTCAAATCTTACGTCAGGAATAGGTTTGTGTTGTGTGGTAACTAACGAGAATGTACCACTATTTAGCTCCATTCCGACACCATATGATGTAACTCCACCTTGATTTGAATTATCTTGAGTAAAAATAACATGCTGTGTTGAAGCAGCATCACCCAATCCATGCTTAAGTCCTTGTTCAGCTACATTACCATAACTATAATCAGTTGTCATGTCAGTAAGTATCATATTAGATAAGAAATGACTATGTTCCGCCACCATAGCACTATTATTAATACCTATGTCTGTACTACTACCAGTAAGAATTGGTGGTGAATATGGATCTACTCTAACAAACTTTGGTTCTGTATCAATAACAGCAACTGATGCTGCACCTGTATAATAATTACCAGCAGCAGCAGTTGATGTTGGTATATCAGGCCTATTAGCATCAGAAGTACCAAAACCTGGTGCAATAGCATTTTCTGCATAACCATGGTCCCAGTAAACCCCTAAAGAAGCGAGATAACTTGTCTCAAATGAATCAACAGGACTTGGCCACCATGTCTTAATACTAACAACCCGCTCCGTTTTATCATAATCATCATTAGTTGCCTCCATGATTAATGCTTTAACCTCTGCTTCCCAATCAGCACCCTCAACACTATCCCAGCGAGTTACCCATCCAGCCCCCAGAAATTGG